AAGAGAGTTTATTAAATCTTCTGTGTATTCTTTTTTCTTTTCATACGTAAGGTTTCCATCTGTATTTGAACGTACGAGCTTTTTGCTATACTTTATTCCTTCGGCAAGTTTGTCGTTCCTTTGCTCGTCAGTGTCGCTAGGAAGTGAAACAATCCGTTTTAGCTCGTTGTACGCCTCTACGTCATCAGAAAATGTTGTTGTAGCCTCAAAATTAGGGTCAGCAGATAATATATCTTCCATATCCTGAATTGTCTCTTTGGAAGCTCTTGGATTTAGTTTTTTATATCTTTCTAACCCAGAGGGTGTTGGGTTGCTTATAAAGTCATAATAAGCCTCTTCTTGTTGTAGCTTTATCTCGTTTAGTTTTGCACGTCTGTTTGCAAGCATTTGTTTCTTTGCATCAGACCTAACAGATGCTATTTCATCTTCAGAAAAAACATCTTTTAACGTAATTCCTCTTTCACCATTAGGAGTGCTGACAAAACCAAGAAACACATTTCCCTTTTCAAGTTCTTCATATACTTTTTTCTGTTCGTATTCAGGCAAAACAGAAAACCTATCTACAAAAGAATCAACCTTGTTCTTCTTAATTTTTTCACGAAGAGCTATCTGCGTTTCAGGAGAAAACACAAAAGTTCCATCTGGATTCCGAATAGATATATTTTTCTCAAAGTTATTAAGAGTTTGTTGAGCAGAAAAAAGGTCATCTACATCTGCTGTCCCAGCAATTCCGTTTGAAATTGTCTTTCCCACAAAATCAATATCACTGTATGCAGAGTTTAGTGCGTACATTTTTCTGTTTTCATCATCTATTCTTTTTCTGTTTGCCAGTGCGTTCTTATAGTAAGCATTTGACTTTAATTGAGCATTTACAAGAAAATCAACCTTGACATCATCATCCACAATTTCTTTGGACATCTTTTCGGTCAGTTTCCGTGATTCTTCCTGAAGTGCTTTTGGGTCAGCGGAGTACTTTGGATTATTTATAAGGGAGTTCATAGAGTTCTGCCAATCCACGTTCAGAGCGTTGGAATACGTTTGTTTGGCTTTATCCTCTGTCTTTTCTCCTTGACCCTCTAGTTTTTCCCCCTCTTTCATAAGCCACTGTCCGACATTACCTTCAGAAGAGTAGGATTTATTAGCAAAGTCAGAAACAGCTTGTTTTTCGTAAATGTTAGCCATTTATACTTCCCCCCTTGTAGATGTCCATAGCACCACTTCCTATGCTAGACAACCCACCTATTACGCTTTGTGTGTGTTGGAACTTGCCTCTACTCTTCAGTATCTTAGCGTTAGTTCTTAATGCACTCGCTTGCAGGTCAGCTGTTTTCTTTGCTTTCTGTACATCCTGTCCGATATTCATAGCAGATGATTCAAGATTACTCAACACACTCCCAGAACCCACACTAACACCCCTTTGAGCAGCACCAAACTGATAACTACCAATAGAGCTGATAAATTGTTGGCGTAACTGGTTGGCTCTTTCTTGTGCTTGCAGTTCTATATTTTGCGCAGAGGTTTCTAATTGTTTCAGGTCAGTCTTCAATAGAGAATAGTTAATAGATGACCCTACTATTTGAGCAAAACCACCAGCCATCTTTTGTGCGCCCGCTGTGTAGTAGTTTTGTTTAGATATATCAAACATATCCAACAAGCCACCACCCTGAACCTCTCTCACACTACCAGAGGTATTTATTTTATCCGATTCTGAAAACAAACTGCCCATTTTTACTCCTCATAATTTATGTTTAATTGTAAAGACAAAATCTGCATCGGATAGAACTCTCCTTTTATGTTATATCTTACATCATTATCATACTTTGTGCAAGCATAAAATTTATATTGGTCTTTGCCCTTTTTCTTCTGTCCGCAGAACGTTAAATACTCTGTATTTTTACATAAAGCATCAGCTGTCGCTATACGCTTCTTGATGCTCGTAGTTTTATAGTTTATAGAGATAGGATTACCCTCAACCTCATACTCGTAGGCTATACCGATATTGCAGTATTCATTTGGTACGCTAGGAAGTTCAATTACATCTCCAACAAGGTCAAACCTACCATAGATTCTATTGTCAGACCAAACATATACAACAGTCCCATTTTGGCGATATAACCCACCAATCGTGTTTGAGGTGATGTACCTTCTTTCTTGGCTATCACAGATATTCCCAAGTGTTATCTTTTCTAGGCAAGCTCTTCCATTTCTCTCTACAATTAAATAAGTCTCGTCAATCAAACAAGCCACGTCTTTTATATCCCCAGAGGTTTTAAACAGCGACAAAGACTTAATATCTTGCGAAAGCACCAAACACCCAACCACCATTGTACCATCATCTAAGACCATATACAAGAAATCCCCTCTATCCTTTGAAGAGTTGATTTCTGCATCCATCGCAACAGGATGATTCACTAGGTTAGAGAGCATACTAACGTTATCTGATACATAAGCCGCCTGAGAGTCGTCATACACATAGTTCAACAGGCTCTTGCCATTCTTTTCAATGTAGCACACATTACCACTTAAAATAACAGGATTCACTCTTGCGATACTTCCGTTCCGAGTGTTTGTTGTAAAGCTAATCTTATCGGGTGTATAAGTTCCTTCGGCGGCAGTTACTTCTTCCCCTGTTGTAAAGATATGTAATCCACGATTATCAACCATATTCACAATTACGTCATTCGTTAAAAGGTCAACATCTATTGAGTCGTTATCATAGTTCCCAGAGTTTTTAAAATTATAGTAATCCCCTAAACGTGAAGCCCACACAGTAGAGGGTTTATCCTTTGACCCACCAAACCATAGTCTTTGTTGAGCAAATAAACACGTTCTAGGATACCCGTGATTCGTTGAGGTCGTATCAGACGGATTCTCATACCCCCACACAGGAACATACCCACTAATATAACTCCAAGAGGTTATTTTATCTTTCGTGTAGAAAGGAATAATCGTAATCCCATTTACCACAGTACCCGAGATATATTCAGTAATCTTTACTCTACCACCATTACCATCAATGTACTGTCCTACCCAAGAGATATCAAACACGCTAGAATCAGCTGTTATTTTAATAGCGCCTTCCATTTCTGACGGAGTTATTCCGACACTTTTTGTTGTCGTTGACTCCGCCCCGAACAATGTATAAGGGATATTCTGTAAATCTAAATCACCGAACGTGAACGTATCTTCCCCTGTTCTTTTTAAGATTTTAGGGTACATATCAGCGTGAGTAAACACCACAGTGTCGTCTTTTTGCGTGAACTTCAGCTCGTCAAAATACTCTTTCTTGAGTCCAGTTGCAGTAACAACCGTCAAAAGACTATCGTCTTTGAATATCTGAATTGTCTCGTCAGTAAGTACGAATAAATACTTATCTGAATTGTTATACACAAACGGGACTAACTTTGCACTCGTTGTGTCCCCAAACGAAGATATATCATCACGAATATACTGGAAAGATAACCCCTGAGGTAGCGTTTCTTCTTCCGTGTTGATTTCAAACTTCCAATATCTATACCTATACTCTGACCTATATTCAATATCACGTGTAGCGGATGTAATAATTTCAGATGTAGCAAGAGTCCATTCAACACCATCCATAGAATAATAAACATCCAATGTTAATGTTGTATCTAATAGCGTGTATTTTATATATCCCTTACCTCCAGCAATACCTGCATCTGTTTCGCCAACACGAGAACCACCCTTACCATATCCTCCATACCAACTCTTATTTCTTCCAAGTTGTTTGTAGGATTGGTCTATCGTTTCGTAAGCACCACTAAGAGTTGGAGCGTAAGTATATCCTCCCCTATTATTACCTCTTGAGTTGTAAGCCTGTTCGCCTCCTGGTGCTGTTATAGTAGCAACATCAGTAATCGTAGCAGATGAGTTTCCACCCTTATGACCAGAGTTGTTTCTTGCGTAAGCAGCACATCCAGCACCGCCATTACCAACAACAAATGTCGTGCTTGTATCTTCTTCTAAATTAACAGTTCCTTTCCAATACGCACCAGCACCAGCGTTTCCACCATCAGAAGAACCACCGCCACCACCTACAACAATTATCTCATATAAACCGTGATTCAGCGACAAAGTAGATGTACCAGATGTAATTTCTCCAGTGTATGGCAAAACGCCTATGTTTTTCACTGTAATTACGCTTGTAGTACTTTCGTTTGAACCATAGTCAACAACACCCAAAATCCTATTTGCTCCTATTGTTGATGCTGTTTTATAGGTATTGTCCGTAAAATGAGTAGTATCGTTAAAAATATCAGAAGTAATGGATGTTGGCTCGCCCTCGTTTAATCCTGTAATAACATCAATATATTTAGTTCCATAGCGACTTCTAACACCACCAAACACAGTAGAAACTACGTTATCCATCTTTTGTGCAGATGAATCAAACATAGCCATATCGGCACGTTCTACCAGTTCAGGAACTATTTGTCCTTTACTCCACTTGATTTTCTTCTGTATTGTTCCTGCCATTTAGAACCTCACATCTGTAAAAGCACCAGTAGGCACAACCCTTACCGCCTGTTGCTTAATGTCAGTATTTTTAGCCTCTCCAAAAGATACTTGCTCTCTTGTTACCATTTCCTGTAATAACTCTCTATCACCAGTTATTTTCGTGCAACAATTAGAGGCAAGTTTATAAACTAGATATTCAACAAAGTATGCTGGCATAGACTCTTCGCATACTTTTTTTGTGTACACTATAAATAATTTATCACTGTCAGTGTAGAACTCATCCCCATTCTGTTCGTATCTTTGTAAGGGGTAGGTATATTTATCATCACTATATTTACCCCTTAAATACAAAGAATCATCAGGGAGTGTGTATTTATACTTAAACTTTCCATTCACAGTTTGTTTTGTTGTAACTTCTTCTGCCTGTTTAGCAAAAGACCATTCATAGGATTGTAACGCCAAAGACAAAACTCTAGGATATGCCCTATTCATAATGTTCACCCCATTGTCATCATCAGAGTGTAGGTTTTGTTCTTCTGTATATCCTAGTTCAGCCAATGCGGCGTTTTTAATTTCGTCTGCGTTCATATTATCTCCTATTCGTCAGCTACCCAAGAATAAGTTACAGCACCTTCGCTATCAACGGTAGCCTTTAAGGTATATGTTCCTTCCACTGTCGGAGCAGTAGGTTTATCAAACTTACCACCCAAAGCAGTGTTTAAATCTGTTTGGCTTGAGAGCGTTCCTGTAACAGAACCCCACACAGCCTTTGTGTCAGTAGCAATAAGCGTAACAGTCTTGTCGTTTCCAACCTTAGCTGTTACCTTATAAGAATTAACAGCAGAGCCATTATAACATAAAATCACATCACCAACAGCCAAACGAACATCTTTAAAATATCCAGCTTCTGTTACAGTATCACCACCAACGTTAAAGTAAAAATAAAAATTACCACCATTGTTCCCAGCGTTGGTAAGTGCGTGCAAGTTTTCATTATTAAACATTATTCCTCCTTTTTTAGAATAGGGGGCAGGAGATTACCCACCCCCGTTTAGCTTACGAATAAGCAACCAAAGTAGCAGTGCTACCTGAAACAGTTACATAATACCAAGTGGCATCGTGTCCGTTTGCAGGAATCACACAGATTTGGTCTTTGGCTTTAATACCATAAGATGTAGGAATGTACCCACCAGTCGTTACAGTATCAGAACCTTCATTGTAGTACACCCACAAGCTAGGGACAACTCCAGCAGTGGCGTTATCACCTAAAGCACGTAAGTTTTTCGCTTTGAAAGCCATAGTTCACCTCCTTAATCTACGGATTGAACAGCTGCGATACCATCATCGTCAATCACGACAGCCCCAGCGGAGAAGTCGCCACCGACAATCCAAGCACCACGTTCAGCAACCCAAGACATTTCTGTTTGGACTTCTTGACCTAAGGCGAAACCAACAGCACGTTTGTGATAGATAAAGCCAATATCATTCGTACCATCGTTTGGCAAGCCACCTTCATCACGTTTGGCAATACAAATGAATTTGCATCCCAAGAATGTGTTGATGTCCCCGTTCACCAAAGCTTTAACAGAGTTGTAATCAGCAGATGTAACAGCTGTGGTGTTCAACAAGTCAGCCTTTTGTTTGGCTGTGTGGATGAAGTAACGGTCGCTAGAAGGCACACCATTGTTATCCAAAGCTGTTGTAGCAGCAATCAAGGTTGCCACTGTCAAAGCATTTCCACTTGTACCAAACTTCATATTGGTTGAGTCATAGCCAGTGTTGATGGCATCAATGATGATTTGGTCTTTACGCAATCCCAAAGCATCGCCAGCAACTTCAGCCAATTCTTTGACTTCACCAAAGTTGATTTTCTTCATAGACATTTTGTCAACGAAGTCAAAAGCTTCCCAGTCTTGCAGGTTACATTGAACTTGTTGGAAGTTCACGTTCATCGCAGTACGGTTAGCAGAAGGAATGTGTTGAGTAGCCATTCCTTTTCCTTTTTTACGGAAATAGACGGATTTACCAATCACCCCCGTTTTGGTATATACAGTCCCCTGTAACATACCAACTTGTCCATAGGCACGTTTGACTTCTGCATCATACGCATCTTGGAACACTTGGTCTATTTTTAATGACATATTAAGTTTTCCTTTCGTTTAATGTTAGTTTGTCATTTTCACAATAGGTTTTCAAAATATGCCTTTTACCACGAAAGGGACAGACTAGCTGTTGAGCCTAAATAAAAGGGTTTTTCCAACCTGTTTATATTATAAACTATTTTTAAATACTTTGTCAATAGGGTATTAGTTGGGGATGACACTGGTAAAGAGCCAGCATCACCACAAGAACAATCAACTCCACATATTATCCTAGACTTATCAGGGAGAACGTTTTAGGTAGTTCCCTCGCACTTCTGCACCTCAGCCTTTACCAGCTTTACCCTGTTTGGCGAGCCTATGTGTCTCAGCTCTTAGTCCATCCCCTATCGTGTGTAACCTCACACAGTAAGACTTCTAGGTTAACCACCTTGTTTTATTTTCCGATAGGGTGGGCATCGGTTGTCTTGTTTTTGTCGTGATGGTGAAACAAGCCAAAGAAAACCATCTTATGAACACCCCTGAAGTAATAAATGATTGTTTTTTATTACTGTTCATACCTGTCCAAAAAGATAAGGGGGCAACCGTGAACAGTCGGCTTTCGGTCAAGTAATGAGCTGAACCTAGCCCTTTAAACGCATTATAGTGTATAAAAAAAGTAA